ACACATAGGAGATATAAAATGTTTAACACAGCAACTTACGCCTTTATTGACGGCGTTTCAGACTTTAAAAAGAAATTCGTAGAACAAACAGTTCAACACGAAGGCATCAAAACAGCAATGAATTCATTCGTTGATGCACAAGCAAAATACACTAAATCAGCCGCAGATGCAGGAATGCAATCTATGATGGCTTTGGGTATGATTTTCACAAGCAAAGATTTCTACACAGAAATGGGTGATCAGTTTAAAACAATGGTCCCTGCTTTTAATACAAAGAAAGCTAAAAAGTAATATGAAGAAAATTCTAGGAATGCTATTAGTGTTCCTAGGTTTCTCTACAGATACCTATGGCACTGAGTTAGAAAAATATATAGTCGGCCGAAATCCACAAGATATAGGCGACATTGAGCGATTGACCTATGAGTTCCATCGCAAACAATCAAATTGGAGATTTCTATGAACACACTTAAACAACTATTTCAAAGCCTCTTAGAGGCAATCAGCGATATTAAAAAATATAAAGCAAGTAAAATGCCATGATAGTTACTAATTGGTGGCCGGTTTCAGATGAAGAATGGGAAAGATTGAATTTCCCCGAAAGATTTGAACAACCTAAAAAAATGCTATATACTATCTGAACATTTATACAGTAAGGAAACAAAATGTCAGACTACACACCAAAAGTACCAGAAGTTAAATTCAATAAAAACGGTTACGAGATTCGTACTGAAATTCTTAGACAAGCACAAGACCTTGTTGGCCAAGAGTTTTCATACAAATGGCAAGGTTGGGAAGTTTCTCAAGAAAAAGATAAAGATGGTAAACTTGTAACTAAAGTAGGTATGCCAGAATTTCCCGGAGTTGACAAAGTTTTAGAAACTGCGGAAAAGATGTACAGCTTTGTAAATCAAGCCACTAATAAAAAATAATGAAACACAATAAATTGACCATTGTGTCCGTATTTGGACACAACGATGGTTCCGCTGCCATACCTTCTATAGTTAAAAGTATGCAGGAATTACCCGGTAGTAAAGGACTACTTCTGTCTCCGGTAAAACCACAAAATTTACCAACTTCAGTTGAGTGGAAAAAAATTGGTAATTTAACTTATAAACAATACTCAGTTTTTATGATGCATTCTTTATATGCGTTTATTGAAACAGATTATTGTTTAGTAGTACAAGAAGATAGTTGGGTATTAAACGGTAAAATGTTAACTAAAGAATTCTATCAATATGATTACGTTGGTCCACCGACACATTGTGGATTTCAATTTAATAAAGAAAATACGCTAATAGAAGCTTTATATTTAAAATATCAATGGATTCATTATTCAAATATAGAAGTAGTACAAAATGGTGGATTTTCATTAAGAAGTAAAAAATTTTTAGAAGCATGTAATGTTCATGGTATTACTCATACTTCTCCCGATCCAGTAAAATTAACAAATATTAATAATATTAAAGAGGAACTGTTATGGAGTCATATTTGGAATGAAGATGTACATCTTACAGGGTTGATTAAACATCAATTAATTAGTCATGGTTATAAATTTGCACCATTGGAGGTAGCAACAAGATTTGCTATTGAATATCTAGATCCTATATTACATACTGGAATAAACTTTGACGAAATAGTAGGTCATCATGCTAAATCTAGAATTCTACTAGACAATAATCGAGTTATGGTACCAAACAATATCAGTCAGATGGAAAATTCAACTGAATTAGAAAAAGAATTAATCCATTGGATGTCTACTAAAAAGGGATATACTATTACAGTAGATCCTAATTGGGCTAGCGAATTTAATACCGTCATCCCCGCCTAAATCACTAATAAAAATATTAATGTTACATAATCAGTTAACCATTGTATCAGTGTTTGGACACAATGATGGTTCTGCCGCTATACCTTCCATAGTTAAAAGTATGAAGGAGTTACCCGGTAGTAGAGGACTACTTCTGTCAATTAAAAAACCAGAAGACCTACCAAACGACATTGAATGGAAACGTATATTCAATCTAAATTACAAACAATATACACTTTTTATGATGCATTCTCTATATGCGTTTATTGAAACAGATTATTGTTTAGTAGTACAGGACGACAGTTGGGTGTTAAATGGAAATAAATTTGTTGAAGAATTTTATCAATATGATTATATTGGGCCGCCAACACATTGTGGATTTCAATTTAATAATGATGCTTCGTCAATTGAACATCTATTTTTACAATTTCATTGGCTTGATAAACCTAATACATTTGTGGTACAAAATGGTGGATTTTCGTTAAGAAGTAAAAGATTCTTAGAAGCATGTAATGTAAATGGCATAACTCATACTATACCCGAACCATTAAAATTAAAAAATGATTCAACAAAAAAAGATAATTTGTGGATTCATAATTGGAATGAGGACGTACAGCTTACTGCACTTTTTAGACCAATCTTAACAAGTTGTGGATATAAATTTGCGCCATTGGATGTAGCATCAAAATTTGCTATTGAATATCTAGATCCAATTTGGCATAAAGGTATAGAGTTTAATAATATTGTAGGTCATCATGCTAAATCCAGAATCTTATTACCAAATAATTTAATAAGAGTTCCGAATAATGTAGGTAAAATAGGTAAAATGGAAAAAGATTTTATTAATTGGCTAAAAAATAAAAAGGGATATAATATTATTATGGACAAAGATTGGGAAAGTAAATTTGGTGGAGGTGACGCCTCAGATAAAAATGTAGTGCGTTAGTATTCAAAAATTTACCCCATTAAATGGGGCTTTTTTATACCCAAAATTTGACAATAAATGGATCTTCTGCTACAATAGAATCTTAGACAGTTAGATAAAGGAAACGAAATGACTACATTCATCAAAGGCAATTTCTACGGTACTGAGTACGTTGACTACACAAACCCAGTTGATGGTACTACAAAGTTTGTAGCCCGATTCAAATATGTTCGTGGAACTAAAGCTAGTTTCCTTACATTCCTTACAAAGAACTTTACAGTTGAGGAATACTTTAGCCGTTTAGAAAAGGGTGAGGCTCCGCTTGAAATCGTCGGTTCTAAAGGTTTCATTCAACCCCATATCAAAAAAATGCTGAAAGAACAGGGTTATCCAGTTTCCAAGGCAGGGTTTGAGCAATTAGTACAGGATAATGTTGCTAAAACACAACAAAGATTAGCCGCTTAAATTTGACAATAAATGGATTTGGGCTTATAATAGAATCTTAAACAGTTAAACAACGGAGTTAAACATGAAAGCATTGCAAAAATACATTGACCAGAAGAATCACTGGAACTCAATCTTTAAAGGTGAGCAATACGAAATTGCTACTCAAGCTGGTCGTCAACGTTTGGCAGATCAAATTGATTCTGCTCTCAGCCCAGAGAATTTGACTTGTGATGGTGAATTGCCCCGTGCAGAAGTTAACCGTCGCTACAAAGAATTGATGACTGCCGCTAAACAACTGAAGCAGTTGGATCCATCTGTTAAGTTTTACGAATACGAAACTGAAGTTTAAGGAGAAGATTATGCCCGGATTTACTAACGTATCAAATATGACTAGCCGTCAAATTCAACGTATGGGTCACGAGGACGATGTTACTCCATATCGTGCTAAAACTAGAACACAAAAAGTTACAATTAACTACAATGCCGATGATGTATGGAGTGCGGCATGTTCGGCTCAACGTATTAACGGAAGTTACATTAAGTTGAGTGTAGTATCCGAATCAGATCCAGCTACAACAAAGTTATCCAATCGTATGATTGTTGAACAATTGTTGGCAAACCTATCAGGTATCACCGACGAGGATCGTGAACAGGGTAAGAAGGTTCGTGCGTTTTATCAAGCATTGACTTTCAAAATCTTGCAAGGCAAACAACTAAGTGACTTTGATAACACCGCAATGCTGATTGCTAACAGAGAGGTTATTACTGGTAACTATGATGTTGCTGTAATTGCTAGTTTGCCCTCATGTTATGAGCGTGGTGTTGTACGTCAAACAGCAGACCAACGTATCAACTTTGCTACAGGTGGTTTTATTGGTAAAGCTAATGACAAGGTGAATGCTTCTATTGAAGTATTGAAATCAGTATTTTCAATGAAATGGAATACTAACTATGTTACCGGTATTACTACTGATGACCAAGTAGTGTTTTTTGCTTATAAAGAAGCATTGGACATTGGTAAAGTGTTAAACATTGCAGGTACTGTCAAAGCACATAGAGATAACAGTACACAACTTAATCGTGTAAAGGTATTATGAACACAGAATTGATTCAGAAATTAAAATCGCAATGTATCTTCCGTGAACAACGTGGTACTAATGCTTTTAATAGTTACATGGTAGATCGGTTTGATAGTGAAAAGTTCGCAGAACTGATTGTACGTGAGTGTGACCGTTATGCCCGTAGTGTGTGGGAACATGGTCCGTTGTTAGGTAGAGATTTATTAATCCATTTTGGAGTTGAGGAGATGAGTGATGAATAAAGATATTGAAATTCTATTCAAGCAAGCAGGTGGTTATGTTGAAGTTGATAGTGAAGGTAATCGTTTTACCTATACACAGGACTTTGACCCTGATACTTTTGCTAGTTTAATTATTCAAAATTGTATTCAAACATTAGTCAATTATGGCTATACAGATGCGGCAACTGTTTTAGAAACAGAGTATGCTGAAGATTGGCAAAAAATGGAATTTCCGGAGATTTAATTATGACAAAATTATTAGTAGGCTTTGTTCTTGGCATCGTTGTTTCAACAGTAGGCTTTAGCGGCATTGCTAAAATGGCTGACAACGGTGTAGAAAAAGTTAAACAGGTAACTGTTGAACAATCTAAGTGAAATATAAACGTAAAAAGGTGGAGGATATTATGGGACTAGATATGTATGCTTATGTTGCTAAAAAAAGAGGGCAATACAATGAATTCTACGAAACCGCAGAGTTTGATGGAACAACAAATGATTTTGAAAGTGAAACAGTTACTAAGCCACATGAACTTGCGTACTGGCGTAAGCATCCTAACTTGCATGGTTGGATGGAACAACTATGGATTAGTAAAGGGCGTCCAAGACAAAGTGTTGGTTGGCCTATATTCAACGGCATTGAACTTGAACTAACATGGGATGACTTGGATAACCTTGAACGTGCTATTCGTCACGGTCAACTTCCGGATACAGAAGGTTTCTTCTTTGGTAATCCTGCAGACAATCATTACTATGAACAAGACCTTGAATTTGTAAACAACGCTAAGGCAGAAGTGTTCCTGGGATTAAAAGTATTTTACAATAGCAGTTGGTAACTAAATACCCCGTAAGGGTAACATCATGGACACTATTAAAACAACAATTATAACAATGCTAGTAATCGTAGGAATGATTTGGTTTGTACGAGAGGGTACCGACGATCCTGATTATGTTGTACTAGAGTATCAGTGTTCCAAACTAGACACATATGAACAAGTGCCTGATCAGGCATATGAAGAATGTAATAATCGTAAGGCAAAATAATGGCTATCTTATATCGCATCAAACCACAAGATAAAAAATCTATTGAGGCATACTATGATGTTTATAGTAAAGATGAACAAGGTAATATCCGCAGTTGGAGTGTAACCGAAACATATCGTTGGGGTCAAGGATTCGTAGAAGATGAATCTGAGTTACCTTTTAGTGATGATAGAGAACATATTGTAGATTCTGAAATTGGGTGGGGATGTGAACTTGATGACCTTTGTGCTTGTTGGTTTGAGTTTGATGATAGCTTTACTGATGAAGAAAAAGCCGAAATTGAACAAGCATGGGAAGATGGTGGAGCAGGATGGCTATATGATAGTGAACATAAATGGGAAGTTGACTATGAAAGTATAACTATTTTGGGTCCATATATAGTTGACAAAGTTGACGAAGATGTGTATAATGTAAGTATTGAAACAATAGAACTTAAACCCCGTCCACCTTTTGTAGCAACAACAGCGTGGCCATTCTCAGGATAATATATGTCAGCAAGTTGGATTAATAAATTAAATGAATCAGATAGCCGCCTGCACAAGGAAGATATCATTTTACAGGCGCTTGAGGCAAGTGTCCTAGGTAGCACTAATGCTCAGATTTTTCTGGGTTTGACCAAAGCTTGTTACAATCCTTATGTGACATTCGGTGTACGAAAAGTGTCTGATACAGTAGGTATCGTTGATGCTGAAAATCCTTGGAGTGAGTTTAATACATTACTGACTATGTTATCACAACGTGATTTGTCAGGTAATGCCGCACTAGATGCTATCAATGAAATGAGTGAACGTTTTGATAGTATAGAATGGAATACATTCTGTGCTCCTGTTATTCGTAGAGATTTACGTGCAGGCATTTCAGATAAAACAATCAATAAAATCTGTAAGAAAACACAATACGAAATTCCAATCTTTGGTTGTCAACTTGCTACTAATAGCGAAGGTCGTCCTGAGATGAAAGGTACTAAACGCCTAGAACCTAAGCTTGATGGTGTTCGTGTATTGATGATGGTTATCCCGGGTGCAAGCGAAGGTATAACTACAGTTTGCTACAGCCGTAATGGCAAAGTGTTTGATAACTTTGGTCACATTGAAAAACAGATTAGCGACAACTTTGTTAAGATTGCCAGAGGACATCAGAACGCATTGATTAACGGGTTTGTATTAGATGGAGAAGTGATTGGTAATACATTCCAAGAACTGATGCGACAAGCACGCCGTAAGACTGATGTACAAGCAGATGACAGTGTGTTCAATATCTTTGATATTATTCCATTAAGTGATTTCCGTGAAGGACATTGGAATGCTCAACTACGTAAACGTATTGCTATACTTGAACATATTCGGCACGTAGTTGACACTATGCCTAACGTAGAGTTGTTGCCTCACATCATGGTTGACTTAGATACAGCCGCAGGTAAGGATCAACTTGAACGCTATGCTAAGGATAATGTCAATGCAGGGTTTGAAGGCATTATGATTAAAGAATTAGAAGCTCCATATATCTGTAAGCGTAGCACTGATTGGATGAAATGGAAGCCAACATTAACCGTAGACTTGGAGGTCGTAGGTGTTGAAGAAGGTACTGGTAGAAACTTGGGAAGACTTGGAGCATTGGTTTGTCATGGAGTTGACGACGGGAAAGAAATTACAGTCAATGTGGGTAGTGGCTTTAGTGATACTGATAGAGATGACTATTACACTAACCGTAATTTGGTC